GCGGGTGAGGCGGTGCCGTACGATGGGTGAGATAGAAACACCGTGGGATAATGTGAACGTACACAAGTCACACTCGAAGGCACACACGAACCCGTCTGAGGACGCGGCTGTTGTGGCGCTGGCTGTTGCGGGGGCGCCGGATACGGAGATAGCGAAGACCCTGGACCGCTCTTTGGGGTGGGTACGCAGGCACAAGCAGAAGATGGCGCTCGAGATAGCGGAGCATCGTAAGTACATCACCGAGGATATCGTCGAGGATTACACGGATATCATCACTCTGGTGCTGTTCGAGTTCCGAAAGAGGCTTGCTGACCCCGAGAAAGCCGCGAATATCAAGGATAACGACCTTGCGACCATCCTGAAGAACGTATTTACCTCCAGACAGCTTATCCTCGAGGCTCCTACGAAGATAGAGGGCGTTGCATCGGGGAACCTGAAGGGGCGTGACCTGGTGGACGCGCTGGCGACCGCCGAGGCGTTCAATGAGCGGTTCGATGCGATGATGAAGGCTCAGATAGAGGCCGGGATACGGGATCTGGACGTTGTAGACGCCGAGGTCGAGGAGATAGAGGAGCCGGATGCCGGTAACGCTGGCTGAGAAAGAATACGCCGGGCTACAGGCGGCGAACCCGCTTGCCTGGATGATGACCATCGGGGCTGTCACCAACAAGGGACGCCCGATGGAGTGGTACGACAGGCTCTTTCAGCACCAGATTTTGGTGGATATGTCACCTGAGATAGTCGTGAAGAAGTGTGCTCAGATAGGGATGACCACGCTGGAGATATTCAAGGTGCTCCACGCCTGTGTACACCGCACCATCAACGCTATCTACACCCTGCCCACCGATTCTGACGTAAATGAGATAGTGTCCTCGAAGGTCAACCAGATAATGCGTTTAAACCACATCCCCACGGACGGGAAAGACAGCATCGGGCAGAAGATCATCGGTGAAGGGCTCGAGAAGTCGTTCCTGTTCTTCAAAGGCAGCTTCATGGAGCGCGCCGGCATTGCTATCGACGCCGACTACCTGGTCATGGACGAGTTGGATCACTGTGACCAGAAGACACTCGAGACCTACAAGTCCAGAATCGAAGATTCTGAGATGGCCTGGCTGCACCGATTCAGCACTCCTTCGGCTCCTCACAAGCGCATCGACAGGGAGTGGGATGGCTCGGATCAGCACCACTGGTTTGTCAAGTGTCCCTCGTGTGGGAATGAGTGGTTCATGGACTGGCCGGAGTCAGAGGGTATGTACGTTGACCGGGAGCGCAAGATATTCGCCTGCAAGCACTGTCATGGGGAGATAACGGACGCCGCGCGGCGCTCTGGACGATGGGTGAACAAGTGGTCGATGGACGGCCGGCCGCGAGGATACTGGGTTTCGGGGCTGATGAAGGTCACCAGACGCTCCTGCGCGGACCTCCTCATCAAAGAAGCGTCATCTCAGCCGTGGTTCTTCGCGAACTACATCCTCGGGAAGACCTACTCGGGTGCCGATGTGACCATCACCGAGGGTCTTATCACCGCCCTGCTCTCTAACCTGCGCCCGAAGGCTACGGATATGTGCATGGGGGTAGATGTCGGGGGCCACGAGCATCACTACGTCATCGGAAACGATGCAGGCGACCAGCAGATCGGGGTCATACCTTACGGTGCGGCAGACAAGGACAAAGGTTATAACCGCCTCTACGCGCTGATGAACGAGTATGACATCAAGACCTGTGTGATCGACGGCAACCCCTGCACAAACGAGTCTCAGGAGTTCGCAAAAGCGTTCCCCTACAAGGTGTATCTGTCGTATTTCAGGCCGCAGGACCAGGCACCCGAGCCTTTCTACTTCGATGACTCGGTGAACGACAAGTATGTGGTCATCGCTGACCGGCATCGTGTGCTCTCAGCGGTCATCGCGGATATGTCAAAGGCGAAGTTCCAGCTTTTCCTAGACCATAATGACAAGTGGCTACAGACCTACATCAACCACTGGAAGAACCTGTATCAGCAGACCATCATCAAGCCGGACGGCACGGAGAAGCAGGAATGGACCTCAGACGACGACCCTGACCACTTTGCCCTCGCCCAGTGTTATCAGCGCATGGCGGTGGGCCGGTACAAACAGTGGGAACCCGTGCTCGAACCCTACGACACAGACAAGATAGAGGCCGAAATGTCCAGCCCAAAGGCCGGGTGGACGCCCGAATACGCGGAGAGGAACAATGGCGATTACGACTGGTACTACGGACCCGTCGGACCCGAAGACACCGACGAATCAGAGTGATCCGCAACCGCCGCAGGTGGATATAGCGGAAGTCCTGCTCGTCGGGCGCTTGAACAACCTCATCAAGCAGGCCCGCAGCGCGAAGGAGCCCGTGGAGCGCGACTGGAAGAAGTGGCGCGAGATGTACGAGGGCGAACAGTGGCAGGACAAGCCTGATCGCCCCTCGTGGCGGGTGTCGAACGTCATCAACGTGTCCTTCGCCAACGTGGAAACGGCTACCGCCGTGGTGATGGCGATGGTGCCGAAGCTCATAGCGACCCCCGCGACCGATGAGGCCGTTGACCTCGCCGGGCGCCTGACTCACGCGCTCGACTACCACTGGAAGAACCTCAAGATGCGGAAAACGGTCAAAACGACCGTGAAAGACAGCCTCATGTACGGCTCTGGCATCTTCAAAGTCACCTGGAACCCCGATGCCGGCGAGTTGGAGGACGAAACCACCTGGGATGAGGACACAAAAGCGGTCGTGAAGACCGGAAAACAGGTGCCGGTGGGGGAGTTGTCGGTGAAAAGGGTCAGTCCCTTCCGCGTAGACCCCGATCCGCTGTGTCTGGACCTCGATTCTGCGGCATACGTCATCGAACGGCGCGATGTGGACATCGACTATATACGCCGGCGCTGGCCGGAGAAGGCGAATCTCATCAAGGCGACCGAGGCCGGACAGCCTCAGTTGGACAAGGTGTGGTCATCGAGCCCGACCATCTCCGACCCCGGCCATGACTCGGGCTACAGCCGGAACGATCAGTCACCGAACGTCCTTGCCACCATGCGCCCACAGGTGAAGTTGTATGAGATATGGGTGCGGAACCTCGGCCTGCTGTACGACCCCCAGGATACTGTGAACTGGAAAAAAGTTTATGATGAGGCACCCTATGGACGCGTCATCATCATGGCCGGCGATGTCATCCTGATGAACGAGCCGAACGTCTTTGCCGACGGCAAGTTCCCGTACGTGAAGTACGATAATGTCGACCGTCCTGATATGTTTTGGGGCAAGAGCGAGATAGAGCCTATCGAACCGCTCCAGAAAGAGGTAAACAAGCGCTCCTCGCAGATCATGGAGTCGGCAAACCTCACCGCCGACCCGAAGATACTCATCCCGCGCTCAAGCGGGCTCAAGAAAGAGAAGATCACCACCAAGCCGGGCGAGAAGATACCGTACATGGGGAACCAGAAGCCCGAGTACATGGTCCCGCCGAGCCTGCCGGCCTACGCTATCCAGAACCTCGATCGCTCGATGGACTACGTGGACAAGATATCGGGCAACTACGGCATCCTTTCCGGTAACGTGACCGGCACTTCCTCGGCGGCGGCGCTCTCGACTATCAAGGAGATGGCCGAGATGAAGCCCAGAATGAAGATGGAGAACCTGGCCGACGGTCTTCGTGAGGTCGGGGAATTGATGGTGTCCCGCATGAAGCAGTATTACGACAAACCGCGCCAGATAGCGATTACGAAGGGTGACGGCTCCGAGGGCATCGAGTTCGACCAGATAGAGTCATCGGACATAAAAGACAGTTATAACATCGACATCGGCGTAGGTAGCAACCTGCCGACCTCCACGAGCCTCATGTTCCAGTGGGTTATGTCGCTCCACGAGATAGGCGCCATCAAAGACCCGAACGATATGATGATGCTCATCGACCTTCCGCACCGCGACCAGATCGCCGCCCACAACAAGGCTATCGACGACCAGCAGCACCAGCAGCAGATGGAGCTCGCGCAGGCCGGCCCGCAGGGTGGACCGCCGCCCGGCGCTGCCGGGCCGCAGGGACCGCCAGCCGGCATCAACACGCCGGCAACGCCGCCGGGTCCGTTCTCGATGCGGGAGGGGCCACAGCAGCAGGGACCGCCCCCGAATATGCCACCGATGCCACCGGAGGGTCTGCCGCCTGAGATGGCATCGCTCATATCGCAGTACCTCGAGGCACAGAAGAACGGCGAGGGTGGCGACCCGAACATAGACGCTCTACTCGGACACCTTGGGGGTGGTAAGTGATGGCGTACGACTTCACGCAGTATTTCGGGCATGATTATGTTCCGTCCTACATGAGTGCGGTCAGGCCTGACCAGCTTGCACAGGCGCTCCAGTACCTCACCGCAGGAGGTCCGAGGGGCCACGGCGGGAACCTGGCTACCCACATTGGCGATATATATGGCTCGTTCCAGAAGAATACGGGGCTCCATGCTCCTGTGAAGGTGTGGGCGCAGCAGTATTGGGATTGGCTCTCAAAGGGTGCTCAGACCAAGCATAATTATGCCTCGACCTTGCAGAACGTGGATACCGGCAACGTTTCGGCCAACGTCCTGCACTACGTACCGGGGCAGGGATATGTAACCGAGGCCGACTTGCAGAGCGTCGATCCCGCGCAGTATCAGGCGATTCAGGACGAGAGAGCGGCAGCGGTGAAGGACACGGGGGCCGCAAACGCCTACTACGAGTCCAACCCCGGCACCACGGGGCAGGGCGCGTACTCGAAGAACCTGACAAACCTCGGATGGGCGCGGAATATGCAGGGCGCAGGCGCGATGAAATCTTACCTGCCGAAGACCCCGCCTCCAAATCTCAACCCACCGCCGGCCGGCGCAGGTGCTCCGGCGGGGACCGGCAATCCCGTCAATAACGGGGTAGGCGGCAACCGGAACAGCAACTATGCGACCACCGCTGTACCCGGCGCCACGGCTGTCACCCCGAAGTGGCTCTCGGGCTCGGGAGCTTCCCGACAGGCTACAGAACGCGCCGCAAAGCGCGTAGGACGCGACATCTCACAGTCCGGCGTGACGAAGGTGCCGAACATGAGGCAGGCGTACTCAAGGTTAATATCAGGTGGACAGCGAAAGTATTGAGGACTAAAGTATTTGTAAGCGGGTGACGCCAGGCGCCCCCGATGAAGAATGACGGCCAACCGCAAGGAGCCGTCTCAGGTCAACCCAGGAGGGAACCTAATGGAACCAGTACCAGGACAGGCGAACCCGTTTATAAACGAGGGACCGCCAGCCGGCATCAACACGCCGGCAACGCCGCCGGGTGAATCGGTAGCACCCGCACCGACCGGGCCTTTGTCTACTCCGGTAGATGACGCGCACCTGGTAACGGTGCCTGGTGTCGAGCCACAGGCGCAGCAGGAACGGATGTTGGAGATCAAGAGGCACGGAGAGACACGACAGGTCAGTGAGGCCGAGGCTATCGAACTGGCGCAGAAGGGGTGGGACTACACCCAGAAGATGCAGGAGTTCGCACCCTACAAGGAGATGCGAGACTTCATCGAGCAGACCCCTGGCGCCGCCGATGCGATCATCTCCCTGATGAATCAGGGGATGCCGCAGCAGCAGGCGCAGCAGCAGGTCTACAACCAGAACGCAGGCCAGTACGCTCCCCCGGCGCAAGACCCCGGCGTGAACTATCTCGTGCAGGAAGTCGCCAACATACAGGCGCAGATGGAAGCGCAGCAATTCCGAGGCAGACATCCCGAGGCCGACTTCGAGAAGGTGGTCCAGCACTTGATAGACCACCCCGAGATACCGAATCTCGAGCTCGCCTACAGGGATATCTCCTACGAAGACCTGTCGCGCCAGGCGTCACTCGGACAACAGCAACAGACCGCGCAGCGCCAGCAGACCGCAGTTGGCCCGGGAGCGCAGGGACCGCCCGAACAGTACAGGGTAGACCCTCGGAAGCTCACGGACGCCGAAGTGCATGAAGTGGCAAAGCGTTACCATTTTCTCGAGTAACGAGGGAGGACAGTAATGACCGACATCAACTGGGGGCAGCTCGAAGCCTTCACACGCGATATCATCCTGCCGAGGGTGTTCGACCAGGTTTACACCACGAACCCCGTTTTCACCCTGCTGGACGGCAAGGGGATCAAAGAGAAAAGCGGGAAGAACATCAGGGTGCTCGTCGAGTATGCGAAGAACACGCTGGTCAGTTCCTACGAGGGTCTTGACCCTATCCCGACCACCCGCAACCAGAAGGCAGCAGACACCTACCTGCCCTGGAAGCAGTACCAGGCTCCTATCGTCATCGCTGGCGACGAGGAGTTCAAGAACGCCGGCGCAGAGCAGATCGAAGACCTCGTGCAGTTCGAGATAAACTCCGCGAAGAAGTCCATACAGGACTCGCTCGGCACCGCGCTCTACACCGACGGCAGCGGCAACTCCGACAAAGACCTCACCGGGTTCAAGGCCGCTATCGATGACTCGAGCAACACAGATGTCTACGCAGGCATCACCCGCTCGACGAGTATCTGGTGGAAGTCCCGGTACACCAACTGGGCCGCAGTACCCGTCAGCATCGACTCCTGGCAGACCGAGTTCGGCGCTCTCACCGATGGGAGCATCAAGCCGGACTACGTGTTCACCACACAGGCGATCTACAACAAGTGCGTGAGCCTCATCGTCCCGTCTCAGAGGACGACCGACACCAAACTCGGTGCGGCTGGCTTCGACACAATCATGATCCACAACAGAGGTATCACGGTGGACTCCCACTGTGGCTCCGGCGATGCGTGGGTAGTCAACTCGGATTACATCTCGATGGTGACGGCCAAGGGCCGCAACTTCTCGATGGACCCGTGGCAGCGCCCCGTAAACCAGGACGCGAGAATCTCGCATATCCTGTGGGCCGGAAACCTCGTCAACGAATCGTGCCGCCGGCACGGTCACATCCACTCGATCAACGTGAGCCTGTAAAGGGGGTAAAGAGAAATGGCAGATTACATGGGAGATGTCGGGGGCGACCAGATGGCGGTCACAGACCCCGCAGACCTGTTGGGTGTCATCCGGCAGGAGAGGGGCAAGAAGTTCATCTACGCCCGCGCAGGGGCGGCTCTCACTCACAACACCCCCTACGGCCTCATCCATGAGGGCGGGACGGGAGCGACCATCGCAACGAGTGATCCGGTAGTCAAGGGACTACTGAGCACCGCCGTATACCAGTTGGTATGCGTTCCGGTGTTCCGCTCGATGGACGACGACGACACCGGCTGGTTCCAGATACAGGGCATGGTTACCGATATGGTGATGCCCTCCGTAGATTGGACCGCAACGTACCCGTTGAAGGTCGATGGCGGCGCACTCGCAGTATCGGCTTCGGCGGTCCCGAGCAACGGCGAGAAGGAGCTTGGCCATATCGTGAAACGTGCCTCGACGGGTGCGGTCACGAAGGCTGATGTGTTCCTGTACGGGATACGGGTGCTGACCGAAACCTAGACGACCAAAGAAAACGGCAGGGGGGAGCTGGTCTTGTAGGCGGCTTCCCCCATCGCCGGAAGGGAGATTGAATGTCCAGCGCAAACGACAGGCTGATAAAGACCGCTTGCCACGCCGGAAAGTCCTGTGGCGATCTCAGTGACGGCTCTTTCAGCTATAACGGAGACACCTTCGACGGCCAGGGGGTTCTCGACAACGTACACGCGCTCATCGCGGGGCTGACGCCGCTCAAGATAGACTACACCGGCTCGGCTTTCGGTGACGCCGGGTATGTGGCCGCGCAGGTCAACGCGACGAACGTGCGCTTGAACCTCATCTACTCGACGCTCCATACCCTGCTCGACAAAGTTACCTAGCGGGGTGGTCACATGATGACCAAAACGATGCAGCAGTTGGACGCGAACAGCAACCCGATACAGGGGTTGATGTCTTCGCAGAGCGTAACGTGGCCGGTGACGCACAGCCACGCGAGTCAGGCACTCGCAACGCAGGCCGGAGTAACCGGCAAGCAGCACGTAGTCACGGGCTTCATCGTGAGTACGGACCTCGCAGGAGCCGTCTGTGAAGTCAAGGTGGATTCGACCGTGAAACTCCACTTCACGATGATAGCAGGAACCGTACCGTACACCCTGCCGACCGCTCTGGCCGGCGTGGTAGGTGGCGCTGTCAGCGTGACGGTGAACGGCACTTCGGCCTGCACCGCAAACCTGCTCGGGTTCACGCTCGACCCACTGCCTACGTAATGGAGGGAGAGTAGATTGTCAGTAACAGCAAAGATGTTCGACACAGCGCCTAAGAACGCTTACAAGAAGCTCATCAGCGACCTCAACGCTGGCGCTACGACCGTCAAGTGCGCCCTGTTGACCACGGGGTACGCACTCGCTCAGTCAGCAGACTCGTATGCCGACCTGGTGACTGACGCGCATGAGGTAGCGGCTGGCGGTGTCTATGCCACGGGCGGCGTGGCACTCGCCACGAAGACGCTGGCAAACACGGCTCATGTGACGAAGTTCGATGCCGATGACGCGCTCTGGGCGGCTTCGACTATCACGGCGGCGGCGGCTGTCATCTATGACGCGACCCCTGCGGCGAACGCCGACAAGAAGCTCCTGGTACTCATCGACTTCGGCGGGTCGTTCTCATCGACCGCAGGAGACTTCAAGATCACGTTCTCGACCTCGGGTATCTTCACAGACACCGTGGCATAGAGGGGGTGCGATAAGTGGACGAGCGCAAAGATGTCAACATAGTCGTACCCTCTGCGGCCCCGATACAGGGGGAGCCTGTGCCGTTGGAGGAAGCGCCGAAGGAGGAGTAGGCGTTGTCCATAACCCGAACATCATCAGGCACAATATTCAGAACGGCCTTTCCCACGCTTGAGGCTGGATTCTACGCCGTCACAAGTGGAACGGGAACAGTCGCCGTCTCCTCGGGGGCTACTCTCTCGGGAGCAACCGGGGATAACGGTGCCTGTATCTATGCGAATATTCCCTTGCCCTCTGATAAGGTTTTCGTTGTCCGTACTAAAATCAGGGTGACTAATTGGGATAATGCCGATCTGTTGTTTGGGCTTGCCAACGATACCGCTGTCCCTGCCATTTACACTGATTATGAGTGGGCTACTAACCATCGCTCATCGTTCTTTGATGAGTATTCCTCACTTGGTTTTGTGAGAGAAGGGCCGGGGACATACACGGTACTTGGCAGCGGTGGACTTAACGCCGATTTCATATTGGAAATATCTTCAGATGGTACAAACGCCGACTTCATTGTGCGCGACCCCACGACCCTAGCAGTAATCACCAACAATAAACCGGCATGGGGCTCACCGGAGATGCCGAATAGGGCTGACAACTGGTATCCCGTAGTCGGGAAGAACGCCGGGCCAGGGTGGGCGCAGATACAGGCTCTTGTAAAGTCCTTCGAGGGGTTCATATCCCATAACGTTGCTGTAACAGGACTCGCCACTGGCAACGCGGCTCGGCTCTACGATGGCGCAGGAACCGTCCTCGCTTCGGCGGTTGAATCAGGTGGCACGGCTACGCTCGATTGTTCGCTGGTCGACTGGGTAGGGCTGAGTGCAGACCTCAAGGTCTTTGCGGATAACACCTACGCCTCGATGATAGATTCGCTTGTGAACATCACGGACGCAAGTGGTGGGGATATATACATTTATGCCGGTGGGACTCCCATAGAGATAACCGTACCCGATGCGGCAACCGAAGCATCGGCAGGGATAGTACCGGCGCTGACGCACGTTACCAACATCAATGCTCCCTGCGCGACGTCCGCAAGCGCCGCTGGCACCATAGCCTCGGGTACTCCGGGTACTCCGTTTATGCCAGAGATGCCTCCGATAGCAGGCACCACGGGCAACGCCGTGAGCCTCGAGGTCGAGGGAACGCTGAGTTGTGCGGCCAACATCATCGGGTACACGTACGTAGCAGGCGGCGGTGCTGGAACGAGCAAGTACGGCCTTATGAATAATTCCTTCTTCGATTCCGTTGAAGGCGAATCGGGCGCGACCGTTACAGTACCGGCGGTTGCAGGCTCGAAGCACGTTGTAACCGGCATCATCGCTTCCAGCGACAAGGCTGGCGCCGTGGTGCTACTCAAGGACGGCACGAACACCGTACAGCGATTCGTGCTGTAAGACCAACCCAAGGAAAGGGAGTCAGACAATGGCAGAAGTAGCAGAGAAGAAGATGCCGAAGGTGGCGCGGGTGAAGAACATGACTGACCGCAACCTGCTCTACAAGATGGACGGGATGCCCTACATCTTCAGGCCGGGCGAGGAGAAAGACCTGGAGTTGCCGATCGCCGGCCATTTCGTCGGGGGTCACAGGGTAGGACTCATCGACCCGACCGACGTAAGGGCCGTGGAGGACGAGGAGGAGAGAGTGCTGGCAGCACTTCCGCTCTCTGAGGAGCAGAGGCTTCTCAAGCCCGATCCCCCGCTCAAGGTGCTCGAGATCATCGACCCGAACCTGATCTCATTCGACGAGCCGGCGCCCGTAGAGGCCGGAAGTTCCTACGTCGAGGAGCAGGGCGAGAAGCCGTTCGCCGTGCTGACACCGGGAAGCGCCTCTGAGGAAGACGAGATACTTGCCGAAGCGTTCAAGGCAAAGAGTGAGGCAAAGAAGAAATGACTCTCACCGAACTGATAGCCGCCGTTCGAGGGATACTCGACGAAGAAGTCACCGAAGACCTCATGTGGACCGATGCCAATATCACGGCATGGTTGAACGAAGCAAACCTTCGGCTGTCTTCCGAGCTCGAAGACCTTGAGGACACGGACACGCAGAACATCGTCGGCGCGACCGCGAGTTACACGCTGCCGACTGACTTCCTGCGGCTCGACCAGGCTATCTACGACGGTATCTACCTGAAGGCGATCGGGCGCGAGGAGTTGAAGTCGTACTCCGCTCCGGGTATGCCTACCACCGCACAGTCCGGTACGTCTCAGCGGTTCTACATCAGAGCCGGTAGCATCTGGCTGTTCCCGGTGCCGTCAGCCAGCATCACCAACGGACTCGTCCTGTGGTACTACAAGAAGCCTGCGGCACTCACCGCCGGCGTGGAGTGCGAACACGACTCACAGTTCCACTACCTGCTCCCGCTGTACGCCTGCTACCTCGGCTACCAGAAGGATATGTGCATACGCGAGTCACAAGCGATGAAAGCCTACTACGACGAGGGGTGCGAGAAGGAGCGTCAGTGGATGGCGATAGGCGAGGACCGGAGCGAACTCGACCAGATATACGACCCGGGAGATTGAATTGACTGACTCACGGCGCGGCGGCAAGAGTACCGTCCTCGAAGATTTCTCGGGTGGCCTGCGCTGTGATGTCCCGTCTCACATGATATCCGAGAACGAGTTGTCCGATATCCAGAACTTCGATGTCGATTCTCCCGGCAAACTCGTCACGCGCAAGGGATACACACGGGTTTCGAGCGCAGGGATCGCCGCCGCGACCGTGCGCGGGGTCTACGAGCACACCGAGCGTAGTGGCCGGCGCCACATCATAGCAGCCTGTGACGGGCATCTCTGGAAGTTCAATGAGCGCGACCGCACCTGGACTCAGATATACAAGGAGTCCTCGGCGGCGGCTATCTTCGGAGCCAACCTCCAGCCGAATGGCAACCTCGCCACGAACACTACAGGCTGGACGCTCACCAACAACGGCACGAATACCACTGTTGCGCGCGACGCGACTCACGGCCCCTCGGGTGGCCCTTGTCTTAAGATTATGACCACCACACCTGCAGAACTGATATCAAACTATACCTTGGCCTATTCTCGCGGTACGCCGCCGGTGGTCAATGATACGACTTGGACTGATTGGTGGCGCGATTATGACCCTCCTGGCGCAGAAATGGATGGTCTTAGCGGATATGGCATCAACGTGGTTTTCTGGATGCGCCTTGGAACTACCGGCGAGTTGGGCGATGCTATACAGACTTACCTCACAGGCTTGAGTGATGCTGACCGATACAGGGCCACGCTTGAAGCGTTCGGGACGATCCCGGCAACAAACTTCTTCTTTGCCCTCGTCTGTAGAAATAGTACAGGGGGTAACGTTTACAACCCCGATATCTCAATCCCGTGGACTTTCGGAAATACTGTCTGGACGCGAGAATCAATCATCGTAGATGGGCCTACATATCCCGGCCTGGACAATATGTATTTCACGGTGGCAGCAACGGGAATGACTGTGCCTATCAATCAGGCAGGGATGTTCCGCTTCCCCTCCGTTACCGCTCGACCGCGCTTCGATGATGACGCGCTCTTGCCGGCCACGGTGGTCATACCGTCCAACCGCAGGGAGATATTCTTCAACATCAAGCGATCCTCGGGCATCTCCTACGCGAACATCGACCTGAAGGTGTACGCGAACTACTACAGCGATACCTCATGCGCCACTCTCATCAGCACCGTGGAGATTGCTCACCCGACCACGACCACGGCGTATGCTACCGTCACGGTGAACCAGGCTCAGAACACTATCCCTGCCACGGCGGTACGGATGAGACTGCAATTTGTACCTACAGGCTACGTGGACTTGTACGACTCCACAGCGGCAGGACACGGCTGGTACGTGGATTCTATCGAAGTCAGGGAGATAGACGATTCTAGCGCGGTTATAACGCCTCTCACGGTGAATGAGAAGGTAAACCCAACCTTCGTTTCGTTCCTCGGCAACCTGTACGTCTACGGGTACGAGCAGAACCTCAAGATATCGCAGGCGAAAGCGGTGGAGTTCATGCCCGAGATACCGTCCTCGGGGAAGTTCGGCGTAGTCCACCAGAATAGGATGTTTGTGGCCGGCGACCCCGAGAACCCGTCGAGGCTGTACTTCACCGACTATACACAGGGCAACGAGATAGACCCTGACGTTATTGTGTGGTCGTCTACCATCGACTTCGACCCTGATGACGGGGATGCGATCACCGGGATATCTCCCTGCGGCTCGGGCATCGTTGTGTTTAAACACCGCTCGACTTTCATGCTGACGGGCTCGAACTCGATGGATTTCTACGTACGCAAGGTTTCCTCGGCGGTAGGGTGCGCGTCTCATCGTTCGATCGTCGGGCATCAGGGCATGGTCATCTTCCTCGACACGATGAACCCGGGCGTGTTCATGTACGATGGTAGCGTCAATTTCACGATGCTCTCGCGCAAGATTGACCCTCTCATCGGACGAATAGTGAACCCCGAGCGGTCCTGTGCCATCATCAAGGACGAGCGGTACTACCTGTTCTGTGACGATCAGGATGCGGTAGACCCCTACGACGAAACAGTTTACGTCTACTCGCTGAAGACCGGCGCGTGGACGAAGTACAGGGGCATCAACGTCGAATCCGTGTGCAGGCGGTCAGATGGCTCTCTGCTTGCCGGCGCCTCTGCTCCCACCGGCAAGGTATACCGCCTGCTCACTGGATACTCCGACGACGGTGATGACATCGAAGCGTACATGGTGACGGGTGATACCCAGTTCCGCAACGCGGCGGGCGAGAGCCGGATACGCAAGGTCAGCGTCATCTCCGAAACCGGCACCGACGAGCAGGAACTTGAGATATCCTACGCCTCTGACCGCTACTACAACATGAAGGATGCGGCCCCGATGAGCCTTGCGGCGAAGGGAAGGACTGACGGCAACGGGCGCTACATCGACAAGTGGAATGTCGGTGGCTGGTGGGAGGGAACACCATGAGCGTAACCGTCTTGACTGCGGCTCCAGCGGGTGCGCCCAACACCGGCTCCGTGAATATTACCAACCTTCACGGCACGGGTTTTGCCACTGGCGCAACGGTGACATTCTCCAAAACGGGCGAAACGGATATTACCGCGACTTCCGTGTCAGTAGTCAGCGCCACGAAGATCACCTGCACCGTAGACCTCACGGGCGCGACTGTCGGGCTGTGGGACGTGACCGTTACTAACACAGACGCCAGTACCGGCACTTTGGCGAATGGCATTATCGTATTTGTCCCGCCAACGGTCAGTTCAATAGCTCCCAATACTTGTCCTCAAAACGGTACTGTGAATATCACTGACCTTGAAGGGGCGGCTTTCACGACTACCGTGCAGGTGAGACTCAAGAAACTGGGGCAAACCGCGATTCTAGCCTCGTCCGTAGTGAGGGTATCGGCAACCAAAATTACCTGCACCTTCAATACTGTGGGCGCGGTGTTGGGGTTGTGGGATGTAGAGGTAAAGAACTCCGATACCGGCGTTGGTACACTCACCAACGGCTTTGAGATATGGGACTCGATATCCGCTCCAACGGCTACAAGCACCAGCCTCGCACCTGCATCGGTAATCCACGCGGGAACCATCAGTATCGGCGCACCAGTAGCGACCTCGGCAAGCGCAGGGCTGTCACCGTTCCAGTTCTGGCCGGCGGCGATGTGGCACGGGCAGGAGTTTGTGAAGCACACATTCGTCCCTGCGGCTGTCGCGGCCAACCAGTTCAGGGTTAAACTGAAGCATACCGGCACCGAGCCGGTCACGATCTATGGACTCGAAGTTCTCGAACGACTCAGGAGGGACAGAGCGTAATGGCGATCATATCGAAGCCGTACACATTCTCGAAGGGGTTCATCGACCCTGCACAGGTCAACGCCAACTTCGACGCCCTGTTTAGCCTGGTGAACGGGTTGCTCGAGGGCATCAACATCAGGACTAACACCATCGAGGACGACAACCTGGCAACCGACATCTCCCCTGTGACGCGCTGGAAGTACAGTTTTCAGGATTTCGTGGTCAGCGGCCTGACGGTAGCGGCGTCCGGTGGCACGGCTATCTGCACCGTTGCCGGCGGGGTGGCCTTTGTGTCGGGTGAGTACCTGACCGTCTCCTCAAGTGGCCATACATTCTCAGGAGACGGGCAATACTACTGCGACCTGTGTTTTGACGGTACGTTCTCGTGGAACTCCAACTCGACCCCGGCGACCAACTACACGAGGCTGGCGGGGATACTGGTCACGAGCGGAGTTGCGGTCTGCACGGACCTCCGCAATCTCACGCCGATAGGCACTACCAACATCGAGGCCGGCGCGGTCTTCGACATCGACGCGGCTCTTGTGACGGCGCTTGCATCGCAGGTGCCTACCAACATCGGTGCGGCTGGCAGCGGCGTGACGATCACCATGCCGAGCACGACCTTGTTCGCGGTGAACGACCTTGTGACGGTATCCTCATCGGCGGGGTCGGAGGACGCGAAGGTGACGACCGTGACCCCGGCAACGTCCATCGTGGTCGATACCATCGCGCTAACGCATACCGCAACCAATCCGCTCGTGACCTGCGTTCACGCAGAGTCCACGGCCAGCGCGACAAGGGCCACGATGCTCTCGTCCAGCGTAACGAACGTGAAGAACGGCGACTCGTTGTTTATCGTGATGTCGGGCTCGTTCTACACGACCACGAACGCCGCTCTCGCAAACTTCGGGTTCACCGTGGGCGGCACGGCGACATCCTTTGAGATGCCGTACAACATCGAGGTAGCCGCGAAGAAGAAGACCGTCACGGCCATCGAACTCTACAACGTGACTTCCGACGCCGCGACCCTTGCGGTTACGGCAACATGGCGCACGAGCGCGACCCTGCTCAATGCCTGTGCAGGGACAGGACTATACATCATCAGATTCAGGCCAACAGGAGCATAGGAGCGAAACATGGGTTACGTAGGGCCGCAGTACACGAAGTCCACCACACCGAACGCGGTGAGCAATCCGGCGTTCCCTGACTGGCAACAGTACATGGCATCGCTCCAGTTGAATCCCGATATGTACCCCGACCTCCAGAAGCAGGCGAAGATCGCCGCGCAGCTGGCCGCGAGTACAGGCTTGACCAACCTCGCAAAGCAGAGGGCGACAGCACTCCAGCAGTATAAGTGGGGCAAGTCCGAGCTCGACCCGGCGTACCAGCGGTTTGTGCAGGAGCAGAACTACAACCTCGGGCAGACTCAGGCCGAGAACGCTCTGGCGCGTGACCGCTCGAATCAGGACTACGATATGTCCAGCCGGAACCTCGGAACCCAGTTGCAGGACCAACTGAAGCGCACCGAGCAGGATATGGCACGGCGCGGCCTGTGGCAGTCAGGCATCCTCGCAAACGCGAACCTCGGGCTACAGGGCAAGTACATCCAGAGTCAGGGCGATATCGAGAACTCGCGCTACAACCGCATGGCTGATATCAACCGCCTCGGGCAGTTGGCCGAGCAGAAGGCTACATTCAACCTCAGTGACGCACAGAGGGAGCGCGTGGCCAAGCTACAGAAGTTGCTCGAGGGCTATCAGGGCAACGTCAATAACATGGACCTGGAGGAACAGAAGCTCACCGAGAACCAGGGCTTGCAGGCCGAGCAAGCGTTCATGCAGTTGATGCAACAGCAGTATGTGAACGCGCTCAACGCTCGTAAGCAGGGACTCTCGGAGCGGTCGTTCTGGAATAACTCGTACTGGGCGCAGGCCAACGCAGACGAGGACCGCAGGCGCTACGAGATACAGCGTCAACTTGACGCGGCGGCACGGAAGGCGCAGGGACTCACCTACTAGGAGGCAACTGTGCCGAGTGCTGAAGCGATACGGAGAAAGAAGCAGGGTGAAGCGATAGCGGCTCTTGTCGGGCCGAGTGCTGAAGCGATACGG